GGTATGTCATTCACTCTGAATCAGTTATAGCTAACGGTGCTGTCATGGTAAGAGATGATCACGGACACTACGAACAGATCAGAGCTAATGTATCAGCTAGAACAGACGGTACTTATAGCGTCTTTGCTACTGGAACTACTGACTCTCTTTAATGTCACTCATCTTTACAGATCAGCTAGATAAACCTAGTGAGATAACACCCATACCTAATCAATTCCTCAGACCTGTCTTTGGTGCTTTGTATGGATTTGACACACCGCAAACTCCTAGTGGCTTTAACATTGACCTACGAGATACACACGCCAACATCACAGCACGGACAGGAGACGCAGATGGGACGATAGCTTTTGGGACGGATACTTATGATCTGTATGTATTTTATAATTCAACATGGCACTTTTATTACAACGATTAAATTATGACTAGCACACTTTTAACTTGTACCTCTTCGACTCGTCCTGGCTCTCCATCCGCTGGTGATACTTTATTTGAAACCGACACGAATAAAATCATAGTTTATAGTGGAAGTGCGTGGAAGGTTTACGATTCAGACGCTTCAACTTACGCACTTGATGGTTCTAATATATTAACACAAAAGCCAATATTCCACTTTGATGCCTCAAAAATAAACGGAACAGACGCTACGGGAAATCCTTCCGACGGATCAGCTTTTTCAGGTGTTTGGACGAGTAAGGTTAATGGTATAAAAACTTTCGCCCAAGGTACGGCAACCAAACAACCGACATGGAACACTAGTGGAACTAATTCTCAAGCTTACATAGAATCTGACGGAGGTGATGAGTTGGATATAGATTTTAGGTCTTCTTTGAATATTCCTAATTCTGGTGCTTTTACTCTGTTTGGGGTAGCTAAAAGAAACGGCTCAGGGCATATAGTTATAGGTGGGACATCGAAAGCGAATTACAATATTTATCCAGCAGGTTCTATTCAAGGCGTCTGGATGGGTTACCAAACTGGAACAGATTATGTAATGTATAATCAAACAGGTACTGACACTGGTGCTCATCCTACTTTCGCTTCAGGAAGTGGTAATGGATCAACGGCTGTTTCGACCTACGATGTTACCAGATTATTCATGGTTGTCCGAGATTCGAGTAATAACACGCGATTATTCGTAGATGGGAACAATACAAACAGCTCTCTCGTAGCAACTGCATCTACAGAAGTTTTAGTAGAAACACTATTGAAAAACGGCGGATATAAAATGACGGGGCAAACTTACGAGGTGGGATACTTTAACTCTGACATTTCTACCGCAGATAAAAACACACTAATAAGCTATGTGAATAGTCGTTATGGGACGGGTCGAAACGCTGATGACACGGATGACTTAGCACGAGCAACTTTTTAAAAGATTATGAAATATCGACTTTATGACACTAGCTCAGAATGGGTTAATAAAAATAAATCATTGGAGGAGCATTTAAATATACCTTCTGAAAATACATTTCGTTATGCTGAAGTTTCACAGGTCACGAATCCAAGCAATTCAGAATATGAAAAGTACATAATGCCTGTCTGCACATCTGGAACATGGAAATGCGATGATCAATTTAACCCCAGCGAGTTAGTCGATTCTGACCCAACTTGGGAAAAAGGTTCTCCTGGCGAATGATTTATACCGCCATACTATTATTGGCGTTATGCATGGCATCATGCAGTATCCGTTCCACTTACCCTCTAATGGGGGGATTGGCTGGGGGTGCAGCCGGAAGTTTAGGTGGCCCATTAGTTGGTGGTTTATCTGCTGGTGCTGGCGTACTTGCTGGTGAGGCATTAAAGAACAAAGATGCCCTCATCGAAGCAGAAGAAAAACTTGATTTACTCACACACGGAGATGTGAGCGAGTTAGTTGCCCAAGGCATGGAGGAACATAAGACAGGCTTTGAGGCATTCACCTCAACTATCAAAAAGATCTTAATCGGAGCAGCAGTATTACTTGGTGGATACCTCGCCATTCCAATTTTTGTGGCAAAGAGAACAGCACAAAATTGCAGTAAGACAGAAGCAGAGAGACATTTAACCCGTGCGCCATTCCCCGTAAAACCACCCTCCCGAAATGAGAAATCTTGAATTATTAAAAGACAAGTTCTTGGACATGTCTACTAAAGCTAAAATGATAACCATATTTGCAGGACTTGTCGTTGGTATCATCATATTGGATTGTTTATTCTAATGATGGATCGTACTGCAATTCTTGGCATGAGTGGTACAGTTGCCACCTTTGGTCTCGCACATCTAGATGATTTATTTGGATGCATCGCAGGTGTAATTACAATTATTTACATGGGTAGAAAACTCTACCTAGAAATGCGCAAAGATAAATGAGTCGTTATCGGTCATATGGTAGACTTGATGATCAGTACAGATCAGAAGGTGATACTTCATTTGCTCGCATGAACAATCGTTTACGCCCTACCCAACTGCAACCAGGTGAAGTACAATTAAGCCAAAATGGTCGCATGGATATTGATGGTAATTGGCAACCTCGTAAAGGACTACTCACACTTGCAGGTGCAATCACGATTGATGCGGATGCTATCCGTTTGCCATTTGTTATAAGTTCAGCACAAAGGCAGAGTAATGTAGTAACCCTTACGCTTGCAAGCACACCAAATACTGCATTTGTACCGGGCAATTCTATTACCATTGAAGGACTAACAGACTTTGGTTCTGACGATCCAAATGGCACGCATACTTTAACTGCCATTAACTTTTCCAATAAACAACTTACCTTTGCGGACACAGGTGCAGATAAATCTTTTGTCACAAGTGCAAGTAGTTTGATTTGCCCGGAAGATCAGATGGTCACACGCTTGGCATATGTAATTACAAATGCGAGTGTAAATGCCACAACGAATGTTGCCACTCTGACAAGTGCCACGAGCTTTGATTCTGCATTTACAGTAGGAGATAGTATTACAGTAGGTGGACTTGGATTCACCACTACTGATCCAAATGGAGTAAAGACTATAGCAAGTGTTAGTGGTACAACTCTGACCTACTCTTTAACTGCTGGTGGTAATGAGACATACACAACAAGTGCAAACTCACTAGTGGATCTTGGCCCGTTATTTATTATTAATGATGATGGTGTGAACGAGGTATTTGGATCTGCATTATTTTCCGATCCTACCACAGATGATTTGGACGATTATATATTTACCGCAACTAATAATGTATGCAGTATTTTACGCCTGCGTGACTCAGCAGAATTTAAAGTTAAATATCCTGGAGCAACAACTATTAATCAAAGATGTGATTTACTCCAGGCATTCAATAAAATGTATATCTTTCGCAATAGTGCGACCACCTTGGAATCAACTCCAGATTTAACTACAAAAGTAATATCAAGTGCGAGTCGAAGTAATAATGATGTGACAATAAATTCCACAGGTCATGGATTAAGTGTGGGTAAATTTGCCACAATTAGTGGATTGGGAAATTATTCAAGTGGTGGTAATCCTAATGGAGTTTATAAGGTAGTAACAGTTCCTAGCGTAGATAGTTTTACATATACCTTTGCAGCTTCAAGCACAGGTTCTACGACATATAATTCTTCGGGTGCATTAGTAGAATATTTTAATGACTTCACATCTGTTGCTAGTGGTGATTACACCATGCCAACTGCTGTGGTAGGCACACATTTAGAAAGTACAAATGGAATAACCACCATAACAACTAGTAGTCCACATGGTCTTTTGGTTGGGCAGGAGATAGAATTAGTAAAGTCTGCAAATTCAAACTATGTGGCCGATTTAAAAGTTGTAGTTTCAGGAGTACCCACAACAACAAAATTTAGTTTTAATCATGCAGTTGAAGATATTGGTTCAACCGCAGATGCAACTACATTTTTAAAGAAGGTTGCCACATCATATTTTGTCAGAATGCCTGCTGCACCATTTGGCATAGTTAATCAACGTAGACTATGGCTGCCCTACTTTTATGACTCTGCAAGTAGTCCTGCAAAAAGACCAAACATGGACGAGATCATTGCAAGTGATATCTTGGATGATACTACATTTGACGTCATTGGAAATCAATTTCGAGTCACAGGTGGAGCAAGTGATTTTATTGTAGGGTTGGAAGCATTTACAGAAAATACATTATTAGTATTTTGTCGTAGAAGTATTCATCGTTTGACAGGAGTAAGTGGATCTTTGCAAGATGTACAAGCAAATGTAATTACACCTGACCTTGGATGCTCTGCACGCAGAAGTATTGCCCAGGTAGGAAACAGAGTATTATTTTTATCTGACCAAGGTGTGTATGCATTGACCTTCCTTGATGAATATAATTTGCGTGGTTTAGAAATTCCAATCTCAGAAGCAATCAAGCCAACCATTGATAGGATTAATCAAAACTACATCGACAAAGCTGTTGGTACATACTTCAACAATCGTTACTATCTTGCCATACCTGTCGATGGATCTAATGAAAATAATCTAATCGTAATTTATAATTTCATTAATAATGGATGGGAGAGCATTGACCAAGTCAATAGCTTATCCTTCAACATACGAGACATGATTGTAGGGCGTGAAGGTACGCAGAATGCCCTATACATAACCACAAGTGAAGGTGGTGTGCATAAGATTGAAGGTTTTGATGGAGGTGATCAGGTAAGTGTTACTGCTGGTGTATCCGTTCCGCAAACTATTGCGGTAGATTCTATTTTACAAACAAGAGAATATGATGCTGAAAGTATAGACCGAAAGATTTTTGCAAGTGCCGAAGTGCATTTAAAATCTGAGGACTTTAGCATCACGCAAGGAGATATTAATTTTACAACCACTGACCCGGATCGCACACGAACAGGCGATACAATCCAAGGATTACTAGGAGGAGATTTAGCACAGGGTGAAGATGCAAGCATTCGAGCAGGCATACGCTTGCGTGGATATGGATGCAGTGTGGAAGTAAAGCCAACAGCAGGTAGACCTTTTATAAGGACAGTGAAAGTGGATGCACGATTAACAGACCGATCAAGAACTTCAGCACAATAATATTATGGCAATTTTAAATAAAGGAACAACCTATGCAAGTGGTGATAATGTAACTGCTGCCAACCTCAATGCTTTAGTTGACTCAGCTACTTTTAAGACCGGGAGTAATGAAGCAACAGACAACTCGACTCTACAAGTTCATGGAAGTGGATACCTTAAAATTAAAGACTTAGGAGTTGGTTCAACCCAATTAGCAGACGATGCAGTCATTACTGCAAAAATAGCAGACTCAACAGGCACAACTGATGGTGTCACATCTGCCAAACTTGCAACAGACTCTGTTATAGAAGCTAAGATTGCAGATAATGCAGTAACTACCGCAAAGATAAAAGACTCAACAGGTGCAAGTGATGGGGTAACCACATCCAAGCTTGCAACGGATGCTGTGACCTCTGCTAAAATTAGTTCTACTGACACAACTTTTAAAGTATCGTCCTCCGATGTTGTGATTAATGATGCAGGTGCAGATGTAGACTTTCGTGTAGAAGGTGATACAGATGCGAATTTATTAGTATGCGATGCGACCAATGATACGATAGGTATTGGTGGTGCGCCAGGAAGCACCTTTAAATTAAATGTGGATGGAGGTAGTGGAAAAGACACTATATACGCTAAAGGCAATCAAGCTTCTGCTTATGTTGATTTAAAATTAGAAAACGAAAATGCTAGTGGAAATGGTGGTAGAGTGAGAATTTCCCAAGGGAATAATACTGCTTCATTACAATATCAAGAAAGCGGAGAAAGAGTTACGTTAAATATTGAAGATGGAGATTTAAGTGCTAACGCTGGCATAACCATAGCTTGTTCTTCTGCCTCTCAAGCCTCTTTAAAACCTACAGGATCAATGCTTAGTGGGACTAATTCTAATGTAAATTTAGGTGATTCTAGTAACACTTGGGACAACGGATATATTGCTGCTGGAATTTGGACGGGGTCAGATCGTAACTTAAAACAAGATATTGAAGACCTAAGCGAAGCAGAGCTAAGAGTTGCTACATCTTTAAAAAGTATGATGAAAAAGTTTAGGCTCAAAGATGCTGTTGTTAAGAAAGGTGACGATGCTCGTATTCATGTAGGTGTTATTGCACAGGATGTTAAAGCTGCTTTTGAAGCTGAAGGTTTAGATGCTTACCGATACGCTATTTTAGGAGAAGATACTTGGTGGTCTAAACAAAATGAAAATGGTGAATGGCTATTTGAGAAAACTGAAACAGAAGGTTTTACCAAACACACTAAAATGTCTGTACGATACGAACAACTCCTATCCTTCATAATCTCCGCACTTTAATGGGTAATTTAAAAACAGAGATGCTAACCAAGCTTAAAGGACTAGCACCTTTTGAGCAGATTCTAGCAATTTATGAGGACAAGTCTTTGTTATTTAGAGAACTGCATAACTATATGATTGGTGGTATGGTCGCATCAAACCCATCGTATTTCATGATGTGCAAAGCAATTGATGGAAGTAAGGATGCAAGCGACCAATGGTTCTGCAAGACCCCAGACACTTGGTACATTCGTTGGGTTGCAGGAAAAGGATGTATTAAAGAAATGATGGAGCAACTTGCACCCCTACCCTTTTTAAAATTTAGAAGAATTACACCAAATGGAGAGACAACTTTAAGAACATATTCTTGGGAAAAAATGTATAAGAAAGTAAGCAATGAAAAATGATCCTTTAAAAGAAGCAGCTAATAAATTAAACGAGCAAGCACCTCCTGGTGAGAGTCTTGCTTACATCAATCCTACTGAAGCATTAATGCTCAAGGAAATGGGTGGGTCAGGTGAACCAGCCGCTGGTGGAGTTCCTTCGTATAAAAAAGGAGATGTGGATGCCCCTCCACCTCGTGATTATGGTGCAGAAACAAGAGACACACTCGAAGCACAAGTTGACCTAGCTCCAGAATTATACGCATCGGAATCCAAGTATAGACCACAATACGCAGATTTGGAGCGGAGAATGCAACTTCAGCAACTTGGTATTGATCCAACCAAGGGAATCTTACAGGCATTAGAAGAGGATATTATCCCATCTCAGGCACGCATGAAGAGCAAGGCAACTGAAGATGAGATTGCCATGATTCGTGATCTTGGCCCAGAACTTCTTGAAGCACAAAGAGCAGCAGATCCATTGGCAGAATCAATCCGTCAAGGAATCATGTCACAAGCACAGGAAGAACTTTTATCCGGGCAAGGATTAACAGAGACAGAACAACGTGATCTTGATCAACAAATTCTAGGAGGTGCAGCAGATCGAGGCATGGAAGAACAGAAGTCTACTTTTGCAGAACAAGTTTCCCAACGTCTTGCTGCTAATCGTGGCGTGAAACAACAAAGGCTGGCCA